TTTTATTTCTATTTGGATACAAATTGTGGACCTGAAGATACAAGAATTGTGTGGTTGAATAATAGAGGTGGATATGATTATTATACATTCACATCTTATAGACAAGATACTTCTAAATTTAAATCACAAACATATGATAGTAGATATTATGCTACCGATTTGTCTAGTCCCGACAGAGATTTGGGTAGAACTGTTAAGACATTTGCAACAGATGTTGATCAGGAAATAGTGTTAGAAAGTAATTACCTAAGTAATCCATTAGCCAATTGGATTGAAGGTTTATTTACTTCACCACAAGTTTATATTATGAGGAAAGATTACATTTCTTTAATAGATAGACAAGATAAGTTATATAAGGATTTAACACCAGTTCAGATATTATCAACTGAGGTAGACCATATAACTCAAAAACATAAAAAACTTAATAAGTATAGAATTACATTAAAGACTGCTAATACTTTCTTTGCAAATAAAGGTTTCTAATATATGAGTGCACAACAAACCGTATTAAGGGTTCAATTAGATAATGTTAATACCAATACTGGTATAACAGCTTATGATTTTTTGGATTTATATAGTAGTATCCCTATTGCTGTAACAAAGTCGTTTGCTGAATTGGGAGATATAGGAAAAAGAAACTCAGACTATTCAGTTGGAGTTTTATTACCTGGTTCCAAAAAGAATAACGCCTTCTTTGAAAACTTCTTTAACGTAGATTCACAATCATTATATTTCAACCCAAATAAAAGGGTTCCTTGTAATGTATTGATTAATGATGAACCATATTTCACAGGTTATTTAAGACTAAATAAAATTAGTGTAAAAAATTCTGCTGTTGAATATGATGTTACTTTGTTTTCAACACCAGCTGAATTATACGGTTCAATTGGTAACAACTTATTAAAAGATTTAAACTATTCTGATAGTGAATATAAATTTAACCATATATTCAATTTAAATAATGTAACCCAAGCGTTTACATATTCTAACTATACAATCGATGGTGAACAACCATATCCATATATCTATCCTGTAGTTCATAATGGTTATTTATATAACTCAGGAAATACTGTAAACTTTACAGGTGGAACAATAGTTGAAAGGACTCGTTTATATACTTCAACAAGTCCATTAAATTCATATGCAACATTATCAGCAGCTTATGCTGCAGGTGTTCAACAATTTAGGATTAACTCACCAACTCAAGGACCTTATAACAACCAATTAAAACCTGGTTTAAGTGTATGGAACTTATTGAAGTTGATGTTTAAAACTTATGGTTACCAAATATCATCTGATTTTTTCAATACGCCTTGGATGAAGACATTATATCTGTATGGATATTTTTCTTCAGACCAAACTAAATTTAGTTGGACAGTTTATTCAATTCAAACATTACCAATTGAAGGTGTTGAAATTTTCTTTGTGGCTGAAGGTGGAAACGTTTATGCTGTTGTTGCAAAATTAGGAACTGGTATTCCTTGTTATTGTGATTCAGATATTAACGCAACATTATTTTATTATGATGAATATTATTATGATTACTATCCTGTTAATATAACCATTCCTTATGGTACATCAGGTAAAACAGTTAGTGATATTGGTTTACCGTTTGCTTATGGTACATCATCACAAGTTCCTAATGGTTCAACATTATCATATCTTCCAAGGGCGGTAGGTGATAGTGTTACATTTGTTGATGGTGACTTTGTTGACTTTAGTTTAGTAATTGACCAAAATATAAAACAGATAGATTTATTATCGTCAATTGCAAAGAAATTTAATTTGGTATTAATACCAGACCCAAATGACGGATACAAAATTAGAATTGAACCATACGATTACTTTATTGGAACAGGAAAAGTTCACAATTGGACCAATAAATTAAGTTTTGATAAAGGATTCTCAGTTCAACCTGCGTTAAACTTTATTGAAAGTGAGATTAAGATTACAGATTCAGAGGATAATGATGAAGGTAACGCACAGTTTAAGAAGAGTAACAATAGAATTTATGGACAGAATATTGTCTATAACCCAACAGATTTTAAATCACAGAACAAAGAAATTTCTACTATATTCGGACCACAGTTACTTAGAAAGTGGGATGCTGATAATACAAACAATATTAGTCTTCCATTAGGTATTAACTATGTAGGTAATAGTAGTGAAGCTGCGTCAAATCAGGTAAACTGGCAGTATAATGGTGTGAAAACTAAACCAAAATTGTTTTGGTACTTAGGTGCGTTCAATCCATTCTTAGATGCTGTAGGTGAAAACTATAACGCAACATATTATTATAGTACATTTAGTATATATATTTCTAATTCAAGTGGTGATACATATAACAAATTTGATAGGTTACCTGTAATATCCCACACTATGCCGATGGGTTTAAGTGATGCGGATAAGATTAATAATGACAACCAGTGTATCCTATTCAATTCAGAATTACCAACAGATACAAATATTGGTGTTCAAGTTTATAACACATACACAGAAAACGACGCATATTCTACTTTTTACCAAGGTAGAATATCTAACTTATATGACCCTAATACAAGAGTTTTATCGGGTTATTTTGACCTGAATTACTCAGACATAAAGAACTTAGAACCACAAGATTTAATCAAGGTAAATGAACAGTATTTTGTGGTTAGTAAAATTAATGATTTTAACTTAACAAACAGAGAATTAAGTAGTGTTGAATTAATTCAATTTAACAATTCTCCGAAAACATATACAGATAGATACTTCCAATATTTCTATTGTGATAATCCATCTAAAATTTATAAATTTAAAACTTATTTCACCGAACCAAATCTATTGGATTCCAATTTTGGTTGGTCAATTTATTATGACCATCAGGTTGGTAACTTAAGTGGTCAAACTTCAGGATTCACTTCATCATTCAAATACGTACAAGGAACATCAACAACTGTTTACTGTCCATACACTATGTTTGAGGTTAGTGAAGACACATACAATAGTTCAGGAATAGATTGGGATAGTGATACATTACATAATCATATTTATAATGACGAACCTGGTGGTCCGTTCCAATATTCTATGCCAACCTTCTGGTTAAATGGTAGTTCAAACAGAGAGGGTGTAAACTTATTTACTGATTGTGCTAATTTCTATTCTACTGCAACATCTTGGGGAATTGTAACAGGTTCATCAACTTACTTTGGAATAGCTATAACTCCAACTCCTACTCCAACGCCATCTCATACTCCATCAATTAATAGTTCAAGTAGAATGAGAGGTAGTTTGATTATATCTTATACTGAACCAAACGTATTTGAAAATTCACCTTATCTTGAAGCTTATGTTAATGGCGTCAATAGAAAATTAATCCATAACCCAATTGATAATGTATATACAACATACATTTATTCAGGTGATGTGGTTAATGTTAAAATGAACACAACTTCTAATTATAATTCAATTGATGTAGTTAGAAGAGATTATACAACTGATGACCAAGGTGGTGATAATGGAATAAGAGATACTTTCATTACAGGAACAACAGGTACTTCAATTGCGGATATTTATCAAATAACTTTTACTGCAAATACTGTATCATCAGATTATAATTTTGAATATAGAGTTAATGCTATTACTTTATTCCCTGTAACACCAACACCAACTCCAACAAATACACCTACTAATACAAATACACCTACTAATACACCTACTAATACAAGTACGCCTACTAATACACCAACTCAAACACCAACTGGTACGCCTACTCAAACTCCTACACCAACAAAAACACCGACTCCTACACCAACTCCAAATTATTGTACAATAAGTGGTTATACTGCTTATCAAAAAACAAGTTTAATAGTTTATTATACTGGTAATACTAGTGAAGCAGGAAGTTCATATGGTCTAACTTTATTAGAAAATAACTTAACAGATTCAACTAATTTAATAACAATTAATACAGGTTGGGGACGAAATAATTCACCATTTACGTATTATAGTTTTACTGACATAAGTGATATAGTGAGAGATACGAAAACATTTACATTACAAACAAGTAGAAGTTTATCGGTAGGTTCATTCCCACCAGGTGTTACACATAGTATAAATGGAACTTATGAAATATACATAAATGGTATATTGTTTAATACAATTGTTTATTATTCAAGTCAACCACCAGGAGGAGGTGTAACAAATACTAGAAATGAACCATTAACAATAAATAACGGGGACACAATTGAAATACACTGGGTTGATAATATATATTAAAAATTATGAATAAATTAGTTGATTTAAAAATAAATTATTTTAGTCCGAATATAGTTTTTGGAGGTTGTGAAATTTATCAAGATAGTGATAATTATACTACCTCATTAAGAGATCCTGGTGGTGAAATATATACACCAAGTAAAACTGATTTACAAAACGGTATATCTGTTTGGGTAAATTTGAACGCAACAAAATTAAAAATTAATAGTAGTGCAGTTACATATACTTGTGGGTTAATTCCAAATACTGGTATAACTATAACGTCATATCCAGTTCCAACTCCAACTCCAACTGTTACACCAACAAATACACCTACAAATACTCCGACTAATACTGTTACACCAAGCGGTACGCCTACCAATACGCCAACTCAAACTAATACACCTACAAATACAATTACTCCAAGTGTAACGCCTACTAATACACCAACAAATACTGTAACACCAAGTGTAACACCAACTAATACACCAACTAATACGGTAACACCAAGTGTAACACCAAGTATAACACCAACAAGAACATTAACACCAACTCCTACACCAACAAAACCAATTGTAACAATTCAAATGAGATATATTGGTAGTGCAAGTTCATCAACAGCAAACAAAACTGTTTCTAACTATCAAGCAAATTTTGATAGTATTGCAATAATTAATGGACCGTCAACAAGTTGGACAACATCTCGTAATACAACAAATTCAACGACTGCGTTTATTGCTGGAACATATACAGCTGGTGCAATAAACATTAGTAGAAGTATTTGTAAAGGAAGTGGTGTCGCAGTTATAAATCAATATAAATATGATTTATATCAAAATGGAAATTTAATTGGTTCGGGTAGTACAAATGTCAATTTTACAATTGCATCTTGTCCATCAACAACTAATCATTCTCACGGTGGACCATCTATAACAATTAATAATGGGGATACAATATTAATCGTATGGACAGATACGTTTAGTTAATTTGGTAATGACAAATATGAAAATTTATATTAAATAATATGAGGAAATATATAAAACAGATAGATAGTAAAAATTTCGTATATCCGAATAACACAATTGCGGAGTACGATGTTGAAATTATCCACGACATCAATAATAATTCGGTTAGTGGTACGGTAACGAACTTTTCAGCTACTTCTATTAACTATACAGGTATAACAATTCAATTTAATTATACTTGGGCTAAAAATGGTGCGGAACCTTTTATTTCACAATCAAATCAATTAAATCTATTTTCTGTACACGCTATGGAACCTTCAAGAACATATTTCAAACCTTGGAGGTTGATGAGTTTTAAATCCATATCAACAACTGGTAGTACATCAAGTAGTGGTACGTTTACCTTTACTATGTTACCATCTCAGTTTGGAATTGCAGGATTTACAAATGGAACATATGTGTTTGAAGTAAGAATGATTGGTAAAAGGGCAATATCTCCTATATGTGTAAGTTCTACAATAAGTACGATTACACCACCAGTTCCAACTCCGACTGCAACCCCAACTCCGACTCCGACACATACAACACCAACCCCAACTCCGACCCCAACGCCAACACCTGCTGGTAATTTCACAAGTGGTGCAACGTTAAATGTTACGGATACAGGTTGGATTAAATATACAGCTTCAACAGGTGATACATATCAATTTATTAGTTCATTAGGAACGGTTGTATTGACAAACTGTTTGGTTTGTGGAACTATTGCAGTTGGTGTACCATTTGCTGATATTGCAAACTTTACGGTAACAAACTGTGGTACAAGTTGTGGAGGACCAAGTCCATCACCAACTCCAACACCATCTCATACTCCAACTGGTTCAACTTATCAAATATACATAGCCGATAGATACGAGTGTGATACTCCAACAGGTCCTTGTACATATATTGAAACAATTTCAATTGCAAACCCAACAACATTAATTGGTGGTAAATTCTACTTAGATAATATAAATGGATATATCTTCAATATCGTAAGTAGTGGTGGAACAGGACCATATTTATATACAGATATGAGTGGATTGGGAACTAACAACTGTAGTTCATTATGTGGAATTTAAAATATAGAATATGAATATAGAAATTTTTTATGACGAGGTTTTAATCAATTTTGAACCATTAAAATTGATAGATTATAGAAAGGAATTAGAAATTGACCGTCAAAGATTAGATGGGGTTGAAATTGAATTTGAATCTATAAAATTATTAAAAGGGGAATCCATAATTCTTGAAACAACATTTCAAGAACAAAAAGAATTAAGTCTAATAACAAATTATAATGGCTGATAAGAATTTAAATATTAATATTAATGTCGATTCAACTCAGGTTGATAGTGCGGAACAGAAAGTTGAAAAACTGGCGGGAACCACCAAACAACTGAGTAAAGATGTTAAGATAAAATACGACATTAATGGTAAACCAATTGAGGTACTTACAACGAGTACCTTAAACTTACGTACTCAACTTAGGGCTTTACAATCTGAATTTAGAAGAACTGCAGAAGGTACAGCGGAATTTACTTTATTAGCCAATAAGATTAATGAGACTCAAGATGAGTTAGAAAGAGTAAACCAAAAATCTAAGGATTTATTTGCAACCTTAGCGTTAATACCTGGTCCTGTCGGTGAATTTGCTGGTAGGGCTAATGGTGCGTTAAGTGCAATCAAACTATTATCAGGTTTTAAATTAACTGATTTAAAAAACCAATTTAAAGAATTAGGTAAAGACATATTGGAAATTCCAAAAAATATGTTGAAGATTTTCCAATCTACACCTAAGATTAATACAAATGTTAGTGGGGGTGCAGGAGTAACTGGTGGAGTATCAGGTGCAAGTGCAGGTGCTGTGGGAACAGAAACAGGTGCTTTATCTACCAACTCCGCAGCACAAGTAACCAACGCGTCAACAAGATCAAAAAACGCAAAAGAGGCAGTATCCGAAAGTATAGCTGTTGACAGAGAAACGGTATCAGAAAATGTCAATACTGAAGCACACGCAAGAAACTTAGCAGCCTTAAAAACAAGAAACCCTGAACTTGTTAAAACTATAGTTGGATTAGATAGATTAGAAGAAGCTAATGCCAATTTAGAAACAAGAATGAATAATGGTACAGCCCAAATTCGTTTACAAGGAAAAGAATGGAGGACATTAACCGAAGCTGAAACCAAATTAATTAGGTCAAAAAAGGATTTAATTGTAACAACAGAAGGTGAAATTGTTGTAAACAAATTAAATAATGTTACTTTAATGGATAGTATCGCAGCTTATGCAAGGGCGGGTATTGTCGCAAGAACATTTGGTTTATCATTAGAGGGTGTTACGATTGCTGCAAGGGCTGCACAGGTTGCAGTAGCCACATTAGAAGCTGCTTTAAGTGCTGGTTTATGGATTGCAATTGGTATTGCAATTCAATATCTATACGAAAAGATTGACGCTTTTGGTAAAAAGATGGGTTGGTGGGGTAAAGAAGTTAAACAAGCAACTGACTATACCAAAGAATATACTGCAGCAATTGAAAAGAATGGTACTGCTTTAGATAAGAATTTACAAGCACTTGATTACGACTCAAAGAAAAGACAAGCCATAGCGAAAGCAACAGCAGAAAATACTAAAACTCTTAATGAAGAAATTAGAAATATTGAAACTGGTGCGTTTGAAAAACAAAAGAAACTATATTCAGAACAGATTGCGTTTTTACAAGGTCTTAGGGCCAAAGCTGCTAAAGATACAAGACTTGACGCAGAAAAGAAAAAAGAAACCATTTCCAATATTGACAAAGAGATTAATACCGCAACTAAAAACTATGTAGATGCGAGAAACAATATTGAATTAAAAGGTCTTGAAAAAGGTGCTGAGATAGGTGAACAAAGAAGAAAGGATAGTGAAGAAGCTGAAAAAATGTTATTGGATTTAAAACAAAATAACGCTGTTCAACTATTAAAGACTGAAAGGGAAAGGGAAGATAAGGAAATTCAACTTCAAGCAGAAGCAGAAGCTAAGAAGGTTGACCAATTATTAATCTCAGAAAAAAGAAAAGAAGAACTTAAACTTGAAATATTCAAGAAGTATGCTGCAAAGATACTTCAATTAAATGAAAAAAGAACTACAGATGATTTAGCAAAGATGAAAGAAGCTTCAGATAAAGAAGCTGAAGCGTTAAAGAATTATCAAAAGAAGAAACAAGAAATTTTAGATAGTGCAAGTGAAAATGAAGTAGCAAAAGCTAAGGCACAAAGACTTACCAAATATAACGATGACTTATCAGCACTTGAAGCGGATAAAAACTTTATCAAAGCAAGTGAAAAAGAAAAGGCGGATTTAAGGGCTGCGTTATTGAAAGCTTACAATTTGGACATTAAAAAAATTAATGATGACCAAAAGAAAAAAGAACAAGAAGAAAGACTTAAGAAACTTGATGATGAATTAAAGTTCTTAGATATTATTGCAAACGCTGAAAAAAATAGTTTTGTTGCATATTGGGAAGATAGACAAAAGATATTAGATAAAGCCAAAGAAAGAGAGTTAGCGGAAACAGATTTAACTGAAGCAGAAAAACTTGCAATTGAAAAGAAATATGCACAACTTTCAAAGGATTTACAGAAGGAAAAATTAGATGCTTATTTAGGTTATATTACCGCAGGTTTAGGTGCTGTCAATAATGTGTTCAGTCAGGTTGGTGAAAACAACCAGATGGAAATGGAACAGGAATTGAAGCACGTTAAAGGAAACGCTGAGGAAGAAGATAAGATTAAGAAGAAATATTTTGAAAAGAATAAGAATATCCAAATTGCACAAGCAATTATCGGTACATTACAAGGTGCAGTTCAAGCATATCAATCATTAGCGGTTATTCCAATTGTGGGACCTGCTTTGGGTGCTGCTGCAGCGGCTGCCGCTTTAATATTCGGTTATAAAAAGGTTGCGTTAATCAAGAGTACAAGTTACGATAGTGGTGACGGTGGTGGTTCAAGTGCACCTCCATCAAACAATTTGGGTAGAAACTACGGTGATGGTGGTATGATTGATGGACCAAGACATTCACAAGGTGGTGTTCCAATTACCGCTGAAGGTGGTGAAGCTGTTATGACAAGAGGTGCGGTAAGTATGTTTGCACCATTATTATCAGCTATGAACGTAATGGGTGGAGGAACATCATTCAGTAAAGGTGCAACAGGTGCTGCAAGATTTGATAATCCAAAAGTATCTGACTATGCAAAAGAACAAACACCATTAGTATTAAAAACCTATGTAGTATCAAAAGATATGCAATCAGAAGTAGAAAAACAAACTAGGTTAAAGGACCTATCAACTTTATAAAATGGCTAAAGGAAAATCACAATCAAACAATAAAATCTCTTTTGGAAAGAGGAAGTGTGGAAAGATAAATGGTAAAAAATCATATGGTCCAAAAGCACAAAAACCTAAAGCCTACAGAGGTCAAGGAAAATAATTTATATTAATTAATATGATAAAGAAAGATAAAATATTTGAACTTAAGATAGAAGAGGATGACGATATTTCAGGTATCGACAGCATATCTTTAGTTGACGAACCAGCAATTGAGGTCAATTGGATGTTTTTTAATAAGGTAAAACCTGAAGATTTTGTAATTCCTGATGGTCAAGATATGACCTATTCTGAAATGATTACCCAAAAAGGTCAGTCAGAAGAAGAATTGTTTGCTGACGGATGGGAAATGGTTAAACAAGACTTTGTTTCATCATCACCAAATCAACCATCATTCGAGGATAGTGCTGAATATCTAATCAGATATAAGTATATTCTAAATCCTCAAGCTAGTGGTGCACCTGTTAAAGCAACTACAAGAGAATTTTGTAGGGATTTATTGAGTAAGAATTTAGTTTATCGAGTTGAAGATTTGGAATCAATCACAAATGATTTAGGTTCATCTGCTATGGTATGGCGAGGTTCTTATAATTGTCGTCACATTTGGCAACAAATTACTTATCGTAGAGGAACTGATATTATAAATAAAAGTTCAGTTACAAAAGGAAGAGTAGATGGTGCTGAAAGTTTAGATGTGATGGGAATCCCTCAACCAGATACAAGAACTTCTAATCCTTCATTCAACAAAGAAAAGTTCGCTGATAAACCAAAAGTATCATTAGATTACGATGGTGTATTATCAACAGATAAAGGAAAAGAATTATATAAAGAATTGGTTGATGCGGGTAATGATGTTTATATCGTTACAGCAAGAAATGAAAAAGAAGGTCAACAAGTTCTTGATGTTGCAAAAGAATTAAGAATCCCACAAGATAAAGTTTTATTTACAAGTGGAGGTAACAAATCTGAAGTTTTAAATAGAATAGGAATTAAAAAACATTACGATAATAATCCTGATGTAATTGCTGAGATTAAGAAAAATTCACCTGATGTTGAAGCCATAAAATTTGGTTATGATGTGGGTTCAATTGGTGGTTATGTTGATCCTGGTATTGGTAAAAAGAAAAAGAAACCAGTTCTTGAAAAGAGTTTGGTTGAACCAACCTTATTCAGTTACCTACATCCTGAAGAGTTTGCTGACAGTTATTCAGATTATCCTGATTCAGTTAAAAACAACGCAAAAGCCGTATTAAAATGGGTTGATGAAAATGGATGGGGTTCTTGTGGAACGGATGTGGGAAAACAGCGTGCTAATCAGTTAGCTAATGGTGAACCAATATCTTTGGATACCGTAAAACGTATGTATAGTTACCTTTCAAGACACGAGGTTGATTTACAAAGTTCAAAGGGATATGGTGATGGATGTGGTAAATTGATGTATGATAGTTGGGGAGGAAAGTCTGCTTTAAGTTGGGCTGAATCTAAAATTAATCAATCAGAAAAAATGTCCAAACAATATTTCCAAATTGATAGTGAAGAAAAAAGAGTGGTATTAGGACCAGCGATGATTCCTGATATGAAGATATTCCGTAAGGATGCTATGGGTAATCCGTACTATGTTTTCTTCAGTGCTGATACAATCAAGATGATTGCTGAAAAGTATATGAGAAACAAATACACAGATAATAACGACCAGATGCACGATGGGAAAGCTGTAAAAGATGTTTACGTTATTGAGTCTTGGATTAAGGAAGATGAGAACGATAAGTCTGTAAAATATGGTTATGGTGAATTACCTGTGGGAACTTGGTTTGTATCAATGAAGGTTAAGAATGACCAAATTTGGAACAAAGTAAAAGAGGGTGTATTGAACGGATTTAGTGTATCAGGGTTTTTTGAAGAAGTATCTGCGTTCACAAAAGAAGAGATGTTTTTATACCAAGTTGCTGAGATATTGAAAAAATATTAAATCCAAATGGTAATATATATAAAAATGGATATTAATATATAAGAGAATAATAAAATAAAACAAATAAACAATTATGTCAAATTCTAAAAACGCGATTCAAGAGATTAAATCTTTAATGGTTAAGTTTGGATTTTTAGCTGATGAACCAACATTATTGTCATTTAAATTAGAAGATAATACTATCCTTCAAGCTGAGAAGTTAGAGGTAGGTAAGTCAATCGTAAAGATTAACGATGCTTTTGAACAAGTGGCTTTAGAAGATGGTTCATACAGATTAGTTGAAAACTTTGAAATAGAAGTTAAAGACGGTTCAATCGAGGCAGTAAAAGAAATTTTCCTTGATGCAAAATTGGCTGATGGAACAGTCATTAAAGTTGAAGGTGATAGTTTAGTAGAAGGTGCTAAAATAGTTGTGGTAACTCCTGATGCAGAAATACCTGCACCAGATGGTGTTCACGAACTTGAAGACGGAACTAAAGTAGAAACCAAAGATGGTATTGTAGCTTATGTTGAACATCCTGGTGATGTTGAAGTTACTGAAGGACCTGAAAATCCAGAAGTTGAAGTACCTGCAATGGGTATGTCTCACGAAATGATGGAAATGTTAAAAGAGTTTGTAAGCAAAATGGGTGAAAAGATGTCACAATTGGAATCAAGTTACTCAGCTTTACAAGACGAATTTAAGGCTTTCAAAAAAGAACCAGCAGCAAAACCAATTGCTAATGGTAAAACAGATTTTAATAAACAAGAAAAAGTTGATGATGTAGACGCTAAATTAGCGATGATTATGTCATTAAGAAATAACAAATAATTTAAAAAAAATAAGAAAATGAAAATTTTATCAAAAGAAGAATTTGCATACAACGTCGCGAGTATCGGTGGATATGTTGACCAAGTAGGCGGAGAATTGCTTTCAAAAGCGTTAATCGGCGGTACAACTGCACGTTACGCAAACGTACGTTTAGGTATCAAAGGAACACAAGCGTTGAACCTTTTAAACTCTACAGCGTATTTCAACGACGGTACTTGTGGATGGGAACCATCTGGTACTACAACTTTCACACAAGCTAATATCACAACTTGTCCTGAAAAATATAATGAAGCTTTATGTTACAAAGATTTATATGACACATATCAGTCTATGTTAATGGCTCCAGGTCAAACATCTGAGTCAGTTCCATTTGAACAACAAATTGCTGATTTAAAAGTTAAACAAATCCAACAAAGAATTGAACAACAATTGTGGCAAGCTACAACTGGTACTTCTTGTTTTAACGGTTTCAAAACCTTAATTTCAACAGGTCATACTGGTGTTGCTAACTCAACTGGTACAACTTTCAGTTCATCTGCAACTTACGGTTCAGCGGGTAACCCAATCACAGAAGTTGACAAGTTAATCAACGTATTAGACGACAACGCTATGAGTCGCGAAGATTTAGTAGTGTTTATGTCTTATGCAAACTTCAGATTGTATGTACAAGCTTTAACCAGAGCAAACTTCTTCGCAAACTATATCGGTTCAAGTGATATTACAGCGATGATGGAAGCTACTCATCCAAATACTAACGTTAAAATTGTTCCAACTATCGGTTTGAACGGTTCTAACCAAGTAGTAATTGGACCAAGAGAATATATCGTAGTAGGTTTTGACTTATTGTCAGATCACGAAAAGTTAGTAATCTGGTACTCTAAGGATTTTGATGAATTACGTTTAAGAGCGAACTATAACTATGGTGCACAAATTGCAACATTTGGTTCAACTGCTTACTTCGCAACAAACAACTTAGCATAATCTAAGAAACACAAATTATAAAAACTAAAGGGGTGAAAGTCCCCTTTAATAAAAATAAACACAAAAAATTAAACATATAAAATATGTCTTGTTATATAACTTCAGGTGAAATATTCGGATGTTCAGATGGTATTGGTGGTGTCAAGAAGATTTGGGTAGTTGGTGGCGGTGGTGCTGTTACTGGTTACACATATGATGCTGATGGCGCAATCACTGGTGCAACTCACACAACTGGTACAACACTTTATGGTTTTGAGTTAAAAAGAAATACTTCTTCTTTAGCACAAAACGTACAAAAGAACTTTGAAAATGGTACAATCTATTTTGAACAAGTTCTTACAGCTATCTTGTTCCGTTACGACCAAGAAAAGAGAAATAAATTGAAAGTCTTATCACAAAACGACCATATCCAAATCGTAGCACAAGACCAAAATAATGCGTTCTACTTGTTAGGTCAAGTTCACGGAATGTATTTAAGTGGTGGTTCTGCAGGTACGGGTACAGCGTATGGTGATAGAAACGGATTTGAATTAATCTTCACAGGTCAAGAAAATACTCCAGCAAATACTTTAGTTAGTACTACTTTAGATGCTAACAACGTAACTGGTGATGTTTACTTAGCTTCAATCTTTGGAAACATCATAGAGGCGTAAATCGTAGGTCTGGTGACCGAATTTCTATACTCTATCTAAAAGAAGGGGACTTTATGTCCTCTTTTTTTTATCTATACCAATTCAAATTCATTTTTTTTATATTTAATAATAAGAAAGATAATATGTTATACATCAATAAAGGCGAACAAAACACATTAGTTCTTAATATAAACAATAATAGTAGGGATACTTTTACTGGTTATACTTTGAACTTTGTTCATATTATGAGTAAGGAATCCAAATCCTATACGGTTTCAACCTCAGACCCGACCCAATACGGACAGAATATTCGTTACTGTGAAATAGTGTTACCACTAAACACAGACGATTTAAACTATTTGGGTGAGTATCAACTAAACATTTACGGGGATCAGACAACAAATGTTTTCAAGGGGATTGCAATATTGCAAGGTACTCAAGAAAGTCATCCATTTACACAATATATCTCTCCGAATGAAGTAAATGAAAATTACATATATATAGAAGATTAATTATGAGTGAAATAAAAAAATCAGAATTTAAAAATATTAAATTCGAAAAAGCCACAGTACCAGTATATGCGGAGGTTCTACAAAGATCACCTTGGGTTTATTATGGTGAGAATAATTTGTTACCTCAATATTTTATTGAATTATTTGACAACTGTGCAATCCACAAAGCTGTTGTAATTTCTAAGGTAAACCAAATAATGGGTGATGGTGTTGTTTCTTTAAACAATCCTATGGCTACAGTTAATTTAATTAATGAGTCTGAAAACGTATCTGAAGTAATGAGAAAATGTGCTTTGGACTTTATGTTATTTGGAGGATTTAGTTTGAATGTTATTTGGTCCAAAGATAGAAAAACAATTGCTGAAATTTATCACTTAGATTTTTCAAGAGTACGTAGTGGTAAGTTAAACGATGAAGATAAGGTTGATTGTTATTACTATTCACCTGAATGGAAAAACATCAGAAAATATCCACCTGTAGAAATTAAAGCGTTCTCACAAAACGAGAAGGACCCAAATCAAATTTACTATTACAAGAACTATATTCCATCTATGTCTTATTATCCAATTCCTGACTGGTCAGCTGGTCAAAGAAGTATGGAAACAGATATAGAAATTAAGAACTTCTATATGAACAACTTAAGAAAAGGAATGATGCCAAGTCTTTGGATTAATTATAATAACGGAATCCCTGGTGAAGAAGAACAAAGAGATTTGGTAAGGGCGTTAGAATCCCAATATGGTGGAACTGACAACGCAGGTCAAGCAATTATTTCATTCAACGAATCACAAGAACAATCTCCTGTGATTACACAAATTCAAAGAAACGACAACGATACATATTATTCACAAATTACAGACGACATTACCCGTTCAATCTTATCATCTCATAGAGTTTCAAGTGCTGAGTTATTTGGTATTGCAACAGCAGGTAAATTGGGTGGTGCTAATGAGATTACAGAACATTCTGAATATTTCCGTAAGATGGTTATTATGCCATATCAAAATTGTCTGTTACCTGTTTTCGATAAATTGGTAAGTCTTAAATTTGAAAGACCAACAACATTTGAAGTTAAACCATTAAGTCTATTCTTAACAGGTGATGTTCAAGAAAATCCAGTAGTGGATGATAAACCAGTAACAACAACACAAGTATAATATGGGTGTATTATTAATAAGTGAAACGAAGCTGAAAAATTTCAGTTCAATCAATAAAAACGTAGATATGGACATTCTTAAATCGGAAGTTCAAATCGCACAAGATATAGACTTACAAACTTTGTTAGGTACTAAGTTCTATAATCATCTATTGTCACAAGTATCTGCAACAGGTAACACATTCAACGCAGCAGAAACGATTTTAGTAAATGATTATATTCAACCATTCTTGATTCAACAAGCCTATTTTCAAGCAATTCCGAATTTGATGTACAGAACGATGAATCGCGGCATAGTAGAAGGACAGATGGAGTCAGCTACCTCAGTTACGATAGATACGATGAAGTATCTTAGAACGATTCAGAAACAGCGTGCAGACTTTTATATGACTCGTTTACAGGATTATCTATTAATCGGTAGAGGTCAAAATCAATTCCCTGATTATGTTACTCAATCTACTATTGATGGTATGATACCTGATAGAAGTCAGAAATACAATAATGGTATATTCTTACGTCATACAACTCGTAAAGGATATTCAACTAAAAATATAAGTAAACAATTTAACGTTTACTCAGAATTAGAACACGAGAACCCTCCTTGTCAAGATTGCTATTAATATGAAAAAAGATTTTAAATTTATAGAACGTGAAAATGAAGAAACTTATACTGTAAAATTTACTAAAAAAGAACTTTGGTGGATTAGAGGATGTATGTGGGAAGCTCTAGATTATATTAAAAAACCAAGACCTTTTCACGATAGAATGGTTACTGAAGAAAATATAAAAGAACTTAATAAAAAATTTGGTTGGGATAAATTATAATATGAACACAGAATTATTATTACTAATATCAAATATATTAACGGGAATCGCAGGATGGTTTGTTGGTAAAAGAAAACAAACTGCTGAAACCGATAATCAGGTTTTAAGAAACCTTGAATTGTCTATTAGTTTATACAAGAACATTATAGACGATTTAAAACAAGAAATTCACGAGTTAAACATTAAGGTCCAAGATCTTGAAAAAAGAGTAGAGGACTTGATGGCAGAGAATAGAAAATTAAAAAAGAAAAATAGTTTATGAACGTAGATTACGTATTACCGTCACCAACCGAAGATGAATTAAATTTAGGTTTAAAGGCCAGTTATTATGATAGATTACTGGATATGAACTTAGAAAAAAAATATAAAATAAGTGAAATAGAATTGTACAATTGGATTCACCATAACTACTCTTCTATCTTCTTAACAAATGAGGAATTACCTCTACATAAATTTAGAAAATTAATTAAATAAAATGGCTTCAGTAGCGGAATTTATTTCAGTATTACATCAATCACATACACAAGCCAAGACTTGGCATAACAGAACTGAATTACTATCTGAACATTTGGCTTTAGGAACTTACTATGAGGAGATAGTTGAACTTGTAGATGGTCTTATAGAGTCATTACAGGGGATTAAAGGACGAGTTGATGGTTATACTACCAAACCACTGGTTGATTGGAAAGAAGGACAATCTGTGGGGTATTTTAAGAGTCTATATGACTATGTTCAGAAGGAAAGAGTTGGGATAGGTTCAGAGACTTGGATTCAAAACCAAGTGGATGAGATTGCACAATTAATTGCGGAAACGCTTTATCAATTAAGTTTAAAATAATTTAAAATGAATTTAGAACAAATTATCAAATTAAGAAAACAATCATTCGGTGAAGTTAAGAAACAAGTTAATCTTGCTGATTATCCTTGGGACCAGTGTGTAGCTGACCAAACTGAACGTTATGGTGATGAGGAAACCGCAAAGAAAGTTTGTGGTGCAATCAAAGCTATGTATGGTTCAAAAGAAGAAATGGCTGAAGACTTACCTAATCCTTGTTGGGATGGTTACGAACCTGCGGGAATGAAAGAAAAGGATGGTAAGATGGTTCCAAACTGTGTACCAGTGAAAGCTTCAAAAGAAGATTTTGTGATACCATCACCTGAAGCTGGTGAGGACGAACCAAAATTCATCAGTAGATGTATTAGTGATATATCAGGTGAATATGACCAAGAAGGTCAAGCCTACGCCGTATGTAAGGGTAAGTGGGATGAAGGTAAGTAATCTATGCGAAACAACATTTTAATGTAACAACATCTATTTCTATGCGAAACAATATTTGCGTAGGTATCTAAAAAACCCCGTCAGAATAAAAAAACTGAACGGGGTTTATAGTTAAGAGTTATGAGAACTTAACTAATTCTTTGTTGTAAAACCAAATCCATTTGATTCATAAACATTAATGGTTTCATTTAATTTAATATTTTTGTTGAATAGGTAGATATTTGCAATAACAATACCTACGATTAAGATAAGGGTTACAATATATTCCATATCTGATTTTATTTCTTTTTCCATTATTTTATTAAGTTTAATAAATTTTGTTGTAATCTAATCTTATCGTTTAATATTGCTTTGTGTTGTTCCAATTTATTATCAAGATAAACATATGTCCCCAATTGAATTATGAAAATTATTAGCAAAGAAGTGAAGATTATCTTTTTCATATTATTTCTTTTTAGGTTTGGGTTTTGGTTTGGGTTTTGGTTTTTCCGACAATAACTTATCAGTAATTCTGATAGCTTTATCTATACCATTTACTAACTTATTAAAATCATTAAATATATTTGCCATAATATTAATCTAATATTTTATAAATTTTTAAATCACATTTAAACTCAAGGTAAGCGTCATTCATCTCATTAGTAAAACCTTGGTAGTTCATCCAATGTGTTGACATAATTTTAAGTAACGCAAGATACTCATCACCATTAACGGTATGTTCTTGTTTCATAAAATCATATACAATAGCACTACCTGTCTTGTCTGACGAGAACCCTGTCTTCTTATTAACTTTAATACCATAAGTTTTGTGGAATGGTCTACCTTGTTGTTGTTCTAGCATAAGGTCAACTAAATCACTTACCGCCTCCCAACGATATTCTTCAGATAATGAAGTGTAAAATTTGTGTGTCATACTACCTTTAACACCACCGATGTTTTTGAGTGCGTACTCAAATATTTCTGTGAATGTTGGGTAAGTGTTGATTACAACTTGTGCTGGTGTCAATTCTGTTTTTACTTTTGTTGTCATAACTTTTATGTTCAGTAAGCTGTCCCCCATTTGATTATAGAACAAAGTTACGGCGACATTTTATATATTCCAAATATTTTTTGAAATATTTTAAAAAAAAATTATAACTGATTGATTATCAATAAAAAATCCCCAACTAAAAAGAAGGGGATTTATTGAAAATATTAATAAAGGTGACGGGATTATAACTAACAGATATGGCACAAATGTATAATAAAAAAAATATGAACCCCGTCACCTATATAAATATAATAAAAAAAATGTAAAAGTCAAAATAATTGCAAAAAAAAAGGGAACCAACACCAGGGTTCCCAATTTTCAGTCTAGGTTTGTTAGTCTATAAATATCCCGTCTATTTCCTGTACCTTTTCTTTTAAATACTTTTCAGTTTTCTTCATCCAAGAGGTATCACCTGTTTCAATATATTGAACAAATTTATTGGTTAAAGCAATAATCTCAGGTAATTCCAATTTATATTGGTTTACTTTACACCAGTTCATAGTTGCTTGTAACGCAGTTGAACGGTTAATTTGAGGTTGTGTGTACTCTTTGTACAATTGAGTCCTATCAAATCCCATTTGAAGGTTCTCATAGTCTTGTTTGTTAGCCATATTGTTTTTTTGTTTATATTCAAATTTAAGAAAAAGATTTGACATTACAAAATTTTGGGTGAACATTTCGTAAAATGAAGATATTTATTTATATTATTCATACCGAAGATCTCGTAGTGCGGTATATCACTACAAAATCCACCTGATGGGTCCTAGTAAGAAATAGTAAGTCTTACCCAACAGCCGAACGAAGCAGTCGGTAATTGGTCTTGAGTGTGTAGGAGTTTTTTGGCCACAAAGTTGGTATGTTAGATTAAACATCAGGACAGTAGTTTGGAAGTTCCAAATGAATTACCGACCTTTATACCCAGTATTACGCAAATATAAAAACAAATATATGGCAACTAAAAATCAAATTGAGGTAAAAAAGTATATTACACCAGACATTAAAAAGAAATTAACTATTTGGGAAAAAGAATTTATTACTTCTTTATTCAAAAGGGAAAAAGACTGGACCAGTAAACAAATTGAAACATTTGATAATATCAAGAAAAAATATAAACTAGAAGAACGAGTAGTTATTGAAAGAATTATATATGCACCTATGGGATACGCAAATACAGAACACCAGTCCATTATGACTAGAAAGATGCGTAAACAACGCGCAATATATAGAAATTGTAATAAGAAAAGTAAATAATATGAACAAGAAAGAACTAGAACAATTCCTACCAAAGTTTAGAAAAGGTGCACTATCTATGAAAGAATATAATAAGCTTTCAAGAATTGAAAAGGACCAGTATGTAATTGAGTTAACTAAAATACCAGTAGAAGAACTAGGTGATGTAGATAAACATCTGTTGAGGTATCATAATTTACTAGTACAAAAAGAAAATCATTTTTACTCATTAGAAGATTAAATAAAACAAATATGACATTAGAAGAAATATTGTACCAGTATGAAATTAATTCTAAAACTATCCAACAGAATGAAAATGGTGACTGGGACTACGATATATCACCAGTAGGAATTAAATTTGATGAAACCTCAACAGATTTTAATCCAGATATGCGTACCAGAATACTGGAGGAATCTACCATTAAACTACTTCAAGATTTATTTGATAAACAAGGTTGGGAATTTAAAAATGGTACTAACGGAATTTATTCCCATAATATATTGGTGGAACACCATCAATTCAGAAAGGTCAAAGATGAAGTTGAACCATCAGGTATTTTGGTATCCAAAGCTGCATACTGGTGGTATGGAATAGATGATATTGGATTTATTGTACTCAAAAAAGAATTTCTAGTTTGGTTATATGAATATAATCTTCAATACAAAATGATGATAGATAGACCAATTGAAAGTCAAAAGAATGGTAACACTGGTTACGCCTTCTTGATACCATATAGTGATTTATGCAATTATTTTAGAATATATAAGAAATATTTACAAACTTAAGTTTATTTGATATATTTATTATTAACAGGTGAAAATTGTTAATTGAATTAACCCATAGGTTGTGACTCCCATTTCCTGTGGGTTTTTTCGTTTAATCCTGATATTTATATGAAGATATGTTCCAAATGTAATGTTGAAAAAGAACTAGACCAATTTCAAAAGTACTGGCACTCAACTCAACAGAAAGAAAGAACTAGAGGTTACTGTACTTCTTGTTATTACGAACAAAAAAAATTATATAAGGAAAGTATCAGGAATAAAAAGATAATTCAACCAGTCGAAGATATGACCCCACCAGTGGTAATTGAACCAGTATATGATACCAACTTATTTAAATGTTGCAAAGAATGTGGTGAATGGAAGCTAATCGATACAGATTTTTATAGGCACTCAAAGAAATGGCCAAACGCCAGATGTAAGGAATGTGAAAGAGAAATAGAAAAACAGAAGTACGAACAAGAAATTGAAGACAAAGGTGGCCACGATATGTGTCCAGTTAAAGTTGGAGTTTATGCTGATAAGTACCAACAAGAACAAACCGAAGGTTTTTTAACAGCACTGGGTTGGAAAAAATCTGAAAATGGTGTATGGTGGAAAGAAGGATTTAAAACACCTGAAGGTATATGGTTGAAGAGGAATAATAAAGGAAGAAAGTATAAGGGAAGAGTAATTAGAGGTGATAAAGGAATTATAAGAGGAATAAGGGTTCCAGAAGATATTCAATTGGGAATAATTGAAATGTATAAAGAGGGTAGTTTTCAAAAAGATATAATAAAAAAATATTCAGTATGCAAGCAAACAATAAGAAAGGTAATAGCAAATTACCTAAGTCAATCCAAATAGGAAACTTTGAGGTACCAGAAGATTACTTCAAATTGACCTCAACAGATAAGGAGGCCATTTGTGTAATGGTGATGAATGATATATTGAATATCATAGATAAACAAATACCTCAACATATAAACAGAATTAGTTTTTTGGATAAGGTTTTAGATTCATCCATCATAACCAATTTGGAAGAGGAAGAATATCTGGTGGTTCAGGTTCTTACCGATATTAAACAATTAATTAATGCTTAAAGAAGTTGAGGATTGTATAATTAAAAACTACACAGAGTTAAGAACATTCTGTAAGAGATTAACAAAACATAACGATTGGTCCGAGGATCTTTTACACGAGGTCATCATCCAATTATATGAAAAGAAAGAAATAAAGATTAAAGTACTTGACAACAAATCCATAAAGAATTATATTTTCAAATGTATAATAACCAATTGGTTTAGTGAGACAAGTCCTTTCTATAGGAAGGTAAGAAGGGAAAGTACTTTATATAATGAACTATCCACCCTTCCATCACAAGCCCCACAGTTTTATACAGATAATGAAATTGAGGAACTTCACAAGATGATGAGTATTGTTGAAATGGAATTTGAGGACCTCAATTGGTTTTCCAAGATAATATTCACAAAGTATATGTTATTGGGAAGTTTAAAGAAGGTTGCAACCGATACAACCATTCCACTCACAAGTATAGCAAGATACGTCAAGGAAACCAAAGCAACGGTTAAATACAATACAATAACAAGATTCAACAAAGAAGACTAATGAACAGAAGACAAAGAAGATTAATGGAAAGGGAAGAGTTAAAGATGAAGAAGATAATTAAAGAGGAATTGGAAAAACAAATCAAAAAGTCTGGCAAGGATATTGAGGTAACACCAGATGTGATAGACGCATATAATAATAATATAAAACAAGTAATAGATGGGTTGCGATTGCAGAAAGAAAAAAGTGGTGAATAATCCAGAACCACAACAAGAATTACCAAAACAATTAACCAAGGAAGAAATTGATTGGTTTAATAATATTGATATAATAACTCCAATAAGTGGACAAACAGAAAACAATGGATAGATTAGAAAAGTTAAAACTTAACTCAATAGAAAATCCTGGTAAAAAGAAACGAGGATGTTCAGATTGTAAGAAGAAGAAAGAAATAAACGAACCATTACCTCCAATTGATTATGAGGAAATATGGATACCTACCAAAGAGGATATTAAACTTGCATACGCAGAACTAACATCATTCGGTGGGGTAAGAGAAGATAAAAAAGAATTTATCAATAAGGTACATAAATTTTTATTTGGTGAAGAATTTAATTTCAATTGTAGAGGATGTGGAAGTAACAGAGTTAGAAAGTTCACCAACTATATGAAAACATTATAAACTATGGCTAAAGAAAAAGAAGGTCGTAAGACCAACGTAGCACAATACGAAGAACGAATGGTTGAAGTATTTGAATTAATACTTTACAAGAAATTATCTTATACAGAATTTCGTTCACAAGCAGCTGAGATGTTTGGAATAACTCACAGACAAGCAGAGTCCCTATACAAAGACGCAAGGGACCGTTTAAAGGAACGATTTGAACAACAACGAGAGGAAATACTATCCGAACAATTAGGACGTCTGTATGACCTTCTAATGAGATGTAGGGAATCAGGTAACAGAAGAGTGGAAGCAGAGGTGTTAAGAGACTTAAGTAAAATATACGGATTGGATGCACCACAGAAGGTGGACATAACATCAGCAGGGGAACCAATTAAGATTAATATTAACTTTGATTAACCCTTTTTTTTTGTTATATTCTAAGTAAAAAACTTCGTAAATGAGTAGACCCATCAGTATAAAACCAGGTGATAAGTTTAATAAACTAACTTTCTTAGAAGAGTCAGATATTAAATTCAATAGTGATTGGGTTAAAATTAGATATGGAATGTTTGAATGTGAATGTGGTAAGACCAAAGAACTAAGGATACATCTTGTCAAATCAGGAAATACAATGTCTTGTGGTTGTGCAAGATATGGAAAGAAGAAAGGAGTAAATAGAAAATTTAATATATGAAAATAGAGTTTATAATACCAACCTACGAAAGAACAGATATGTTAATGGCGACCATCAGTTCAATTGTTGCACAAACCAATCCCAATTGGACCATCCACGTAGTAGCGGATTGTCCAACAGAAGAAGTTAAGGAAAAACTATCTTGGATTGCGGTTTATTACGAGGAAGATACGAGGATTAAGTTCTCAGTATTGAATCAAAGATATAACGATTGGGGTCACACACCAAGAAACTATGGATTAGAAAAGGCCACAGAGGAATGGATTGTGATGACAGGTGAAGACAATTACTACGCACCCACATTTGTGGAAAACTTCTTATCGGTGGTAAGAGACGATGTCAACTTTGTGTTCTGTAATATGGTTCATAATTGGATTAATGATGACTATATTCCTGTTAAATGTGACATAGAGTATGGTAAGATTGATGTTGGAAACTTTATGACAAGAACCTTCAACGCACAGAAACTAAGACTTAAATCACACATAAATCAAGCTGACTATTATTTTGTTGAGGAATATCTTAACAGATTCACAGAAGGTAAAATAATTAAAATAGAAAAGATACTATATGTACACAATTAACAAAGACAGGTCCATAATGAGGGACAAAACAACAACAGAAGGATTAATTGAAATGATTAAAGATTTGGGTGATACATCCAAAATGAATATGATTGAAATTGGTTCATTCATCGGTGAGTCAACCATCATCTTTGCACAATACTTCAACCAAGTAATTGCAATTGATCCATTCCAAGCTGACTATCATCTTGAGGACCCAACATCCAAATTCAACTTTGATGAGGTATATGATGAGTATATTAGAAGAACCTCACCATATAAAAACATTAAGACATTACGATTAACATCCGATGACGCAGTTAAAGAACTGGATAGTGAGACATATGATTTTATATATATAGATGGGATTCATACTTATGAACAAGTTAAGATTGATATTGAAAACTACTTACCATTAGTTAAACCTGGTGGAATTATTGGTGGTCACGATTACATCGGTCCTTGGGCGGGAGTGAGACAAGCTGTGGATGAGAAGTTTGAAAGTCCTGATAAGTTTTATAAAGACGCAAGTTGGATTAAAAGATTATAATATGAAAGTAGCTTTAGTATGTGTAGCAAAGTGGGAAGACCACTACTTAGAAGAATGGTTGGACTATAACCATAAGATTGGATTTGATAAAATCATAATGTACCAAAACGATTGGAGGACAGATATTGAAAGACCATTCTTAGAAAAAAGGGAATGGGATGGAAGAGCCATCCAATTACCTGTATATAATACATTCTTAGAAACAGATAAGGAATATGATTGGGCTGCGTTCTTTGATTGTGATGAGTTTCTTGTATTAAAGAAACATAATAACGTTAAAGAGTTTTTGGAAGAATATGGACCAAAGTATCCAGTATTATCATTCAACTGGCATATGTTTGGGAATTTAGGAAAGAGGGAAAGAACATCCAACAGTTTAATCAAAGAGTTTACCAAAAGAGGACCAGGTCCAAATGAACATATCAAAGTGATGGTTAAAGTTGATAGTGGAAATAGATTTATGTTACCACACAATTGTCACGAACCATCGATGGATACAAACGGAAAGATATTCCACGGTCCATTTAATTACAACGGACCGATGGATGTTGCTTACCTAAACCATTATCACAATAAGACCAGAGAAGATTGGATGGATAGATGTAGAAGAGGAAGAGTTGATTGTAATATTGCACACGATGAACACAGATGGGATAATGAGGTAAATATAAATAACGAAGTTGAAGACCTATGGGCGTATCAATTTATGTATGGAAATTAATGTAAACCTAACTAAGAAACAAAGTCAGACATTCAAGATATTAAATGACGAGATTCATACAGAAGTTTTATATGGTGGTGCGAAAGGAAGTGGAAAATCCTATTTGGGTTGTGTTTGGATTTTATATATGTCTCTTACTTATCCTGGCATACGTTCACTCATAGGTCGTACAGTATTAACTCAACTAAGAGTTACTACAATCAAAACATTATTGGAATTACTTAAGGACTGTGGATTCAAACCTGAAGAACATTATACCTACAACCAACAATCAAATGAATTAAAGTTTTGGAATGGTTCTGAAATAATATTCAGGGATTTACAATTCAATCCATCAGACCCCAACTATGATTCATTAGGAGGATTGGAATTAACAATAGCGTTCATAGATGAGGTTTCTCAGGTGTCAAGACAAGCGTATGATGTGGTACGTTCACTATTACGTTACAAGATTAAGGAGTTAAATCTAAAACCAACTCTATTTATGTCCTGTAACCCATCACAATCTTGGTTGAAACAAGAGTTTTATCTACCAACGATGAATGGAACAATAGAAAAAAACAAGATATTCATACAAGCACTCCCAACAGATAATAAAAATCTACCACAGAGTTACCTCGATATTCTAAAATCACTACCATTAAAACAGAAGAAACGTTTATATGATGGTGATTGGAACTACGAAAGTGTGGAAGATAGTCTATTCGACTTTGATTTAATATCCAATTCATTATATAAATCCATACCAAATCCTCAAGATAAGAAGTATATGTCAGTTGACGTAGCAAGATTTGGTACAGATAGGTCCGTAATCTGTATTTGGGTGGGACTGGTGGTCACAGAAATACTAATCTATACCAAACTATCAACTACAGAATTATCGTCCGAAATAAGGGAGTTAATTCAAAAGTATGGAATCCATCCAAACAATATTATTGTGGATAGTGATGGCGTAGGTGGCGGTGTAGCAGATCAGATTAAAGGAACAAACTTTGTCAATAACGCCAAAGCGTTACACGACCAAAACTTTAACAATATAAAATCTCAGTGCTACGTTAAACTATCTGATTTATTTAAGGAGGGAAAGATTAGTATAAACTTATTGGACCCAAATATTATTGATGACTTGACACAAGAATTATTAAGTGTTAGATTAAAAGACACAGACAAAGACAATAAGGTAACTGTACATTCCAAAGATGAGATGAAAAAGATATTAGGTAAGTCTCCCGATTTATCTGATGCGATTATGATGAGGATGTATTACGAAATAAAGAATTTAAAATCAACAGGAAGATACTCTCCTGTGTGGTCCGTATAATTATAGAATATGATAAGTTTTAAAATAGAAGAAAAGGAATATCAAATTCCAGATTACATTTCAATTGAAAATTACGTTAAGTTATACAAGTTGAAAGATATGTTTAGTGATGACTATTACGCAGCTAAACTAATTAATATATTCACAGAAGCACCAGTTGAACAATTATTGGAATGTGATTATAATCAGATTAATTATTTGGCGTCATACATAATGTCGTTATTCCCATCCAATACAAAACAACCATTAAAAGAAAGATTTGAAATTGATGGTATTCATTATGGGTTCTTCCCAAATTGGAGGGATTTAACTTTTGCTGAGTTTGTGGATATGGATACCATATCAACCAAAAAGGAAAAGGAGTTATTAGATTTATTACATATTCTGATGGCGGTAATGTATAGACCAATAGTAGATGAAGAAACAGAACATAAGTTTAAAATTGAAAAGTACGATGTCAAAACCTTAGAAAAAAGGGCTGAGATATTCAAAAAGAAATTAGATATTAATATTGTACTTGGTGCACAGTTTTTTTTTATCAACTACGCAAAGAAATATTCAGCTTATTCCCAGCTGTCTTTGATTCCGAAGATTCCCCTGAAGGTGAAGATAAAACTAATATGGAAGATGAGAAAGATAATGTGGGCAATACTTTTCAAAAAGTCTACGGTTGGTTCCTTGTCACCAACAGACTTACTGACAATGATATTACAAAGCACGAATCAGTCTATCAAAAAAACATAACCGAAGTTCTTAACCAGTTGTCATTCTTAATTGAATATGATAGGGAACAGGAACGATTACAGAAAAAAGCGATGAGACAATCATAATTTCACGATACGTTTCTGTAGATTTTATATTTAATATTAGATGAACAACATAACATATAGTCAAATTGTATCCTATTTTAGTAGTATTGCGTACCATCACGAACAGATTATGTCGTTCGGTGTGGGTGATTTTACTCAAATAACCAACGATGTTATAACAAAACAGGAACCAAAGTACACCAGAATGTACATAATTCCATCAAATGTTGAGTTTAATCAGAATCACATACACTATAATTTCTCAGTTGTAGTAATGGATAGAGTTGAAGATGACCTATCCAACTTACAAGAAGTAATGTCAGATACGTTAGAAATAATTCAAGACGTTTGGACCGTATTTTGGCAGTCATATACTGAATCACAAGGATGGTTTTCTAATATAATTGTGGGTGATTGGGAACCAGATGTTCATCCATTTACCGAAAGATTTGAAACAATCTTAGGTGGTTGGACGATGCACATCAAGATGAGTACACCATTTGATTATAATTCTTGTGTGTTACCTATGACACCAGGTTATAACTTCCCACAAGATGAATCCTTTTCAAGTTACAAACAAATCTTAGATGATTGGAAAAGTTTTGCTGATAATCACAAACAGATTAGAAGTTTTGGATATGGTGATGAATATCTATTAACAAATGATATTGAAACCAAGGTTGAACCGAAATATCCTCGTATATATTTTGTTCCTGAAAGAACAAGATTGAATCCAAATCATATGCATATTACTTGGAGGGTTATTGTTGTAGATAAATTAGAAGATGATTTATCAAATCAGGTTGAGGTTCTATCAGACACATTAGAAATTGCAAAAGACTTTTATGCGAAAGCATATTTATCTGATTACGAGGTTGAGTGGGATGCAACATTAGAACCTTGGTTGGAACAAACAGAAACAATATTAGCAGGATGGACATTAACTGTTAGTATCCAACAGAAGTATGATTACAACAGATGTGTGTTACCAATAACTAGCTTCTTACCAAATTTAACTTGGGCTGAAATATCTGAGTTATGGAAGAATGTTAATAAACAATGGAAAAACGTTTAAAATAAAAACATATGGGTGCTTTAACTAATCAGTTTGTAAGTAGTTCTTATCAAGGTCTTTTAAAAATGACCGATAGTACAAATGGTCTAACCAATACATTACAAACAATACAAACGGGAGACGGTGACAATTCTCCTTTACAAATGAGTTTAACTGAGGTTAATATCTCAGGTTCATTTTATATAAACAATGTTCCTATTACAAATGGAACATCAGGTACATCAGGTACTAGTGGTGTAAATGGTTCATCAGGAACCAGTGGAACATCAGGTAGTTCAGGTTCTAATGGTAGTTCAGGTACGTCTGGTAGTAGTGGAAGTGCAGGAACTAGTGGTTCCTCAGGTTCATCAGGAACTTCAGGTTCAAGTGGTGCAACAGGAACGAGTGGTAGTGCTGGTACTTCAGGTAGTAGTGGTACATCTGGTTCAAGTGGAATTTCAGGGACCTCAGGAAGTAGTGGTTCTAGTGGAACCTCAGGTTCAAGCGGATCTAATGGTTCATCAGGAACAAGTGGAACGTCAGGTGTGAGTGGAACGAGTGGAACATCAGGTTCTTCAGGTATATCTAACTCATTCTTCAATTATCAATCAAGAACAAATACACAAACAGGTGACCCTGGTACAGGTAATATTATTTGGAATAATGTATCACAAACAGGTTCAACATCAATTAGTGTAAGTGATAGGGATGGTAATAATGATAATGTTGATATATTTTTAGGAAACTTAGGTTCAGGTTCAATTATTACAATTCAAGATAAAACACTTCAAGATAATGTACAAGTATGGAGGTTAGGAACACCTGTTGATAATACAACATATTGGACTTATCCTGTTACATTAGTTTCAGCAACACATATATTTGGTAATACTAATCAAATTTTATTTATTATAACAACCACACCATCAGGTACTAGTGGAACATCTGGTACGTCAGGAACGAGTGGTAGTTCAGGTTCTAATGGTTCAAGTGGAACGTCTGGTACTAGTGGTTCAAATGGTTCATCAGGTACTAGTGGAACGTCTGGTACAAGTGGAAGTAGTGGTTCTTCAGGGACCGCTGGTACATCAGGAACAAGTGGTGATTCAATCTTTGCTTTAACAGGTTCAGTTTGGAACACAACAAACAATGTTGGTATTACAGGTTCATTATATTCTAATGGTAACTTATATAACTTATCATTAAATACAACAGTTCAACCATCATTATATTTAACAAGTTCACAAGCGGGACAAGTTAATTTAATCAAGGGTTGGAGTGAAAACCCATCAGCAGGTGGTGCAGGTGCTTCACAAGCAAACTATACAGGTTCAGTTGCAATAACTGGTTCAAACAATATTATATCTTTACCACAAATTAGGGCCACAGGTTTAGGTGGTGGTACTGACCAACAAGGTTATATTTCAGGTTCTGATAATACAATTGCTTCAAATGCATCAGGTATATATTTGAACACAGGTTCATTATTATATCCAAAATTAACAAACAATTATATTGGTAATAACTCATTTTTGAGTATGAACTTTACTACCTCATCTTTAGCGGGTGGTCATCCAATTATAACAAATAATACTTTATATGGTGGTGCTTTAACTGTTAATAGTAATAGTGGTTCAATTACATCAATTTCAACAAATATATTAAATGGTGCAGGTTTAACAACAACACAAAACTTTGTTACAAATAATAGACCAATAATCGGTAGTAATATTGTAAATGGTGCAGTTACATTAAACCATATTAGTAGTTCAATTACTTATCAAAACAATTTTAGTAATGCACCAATAACTGTTAATAACCATTTAAGTTCTTCAGCTTTAGTTGCAGGTAATACAGTAACAGTTTCAAATAATACATTCTTAGGTGGTCAAGGTGCTACAGGTCCTGTAATTTATGTTTCAGGTTCACAATCATCAAACACTACAAGAAATATTACCAATAACTTATTTGGAGGTAATGGTCTTCAAATATCATCATCATTTGTTTCATCATCAAACTCAAACTTGGTGTCAACAATTGTTTATGGTAACACATTAGCGGTTTCAGGTTCTCATACAGCAAACGGTGGTTCAGCGTTCTTTGGTAGATTTAATGCTACAGGTTCAAACCAAGAAGATGCACAAACAACTGTATTTGCAGTAGGTACTGGTACAAGTGCTGCGGCAAGGTCAAATGGTTTAAGAGTTGATAATAACTCAAACGTTTATGTTAGTGGTACATTAAGTTTACAACAAACAGGTACAAACTATCAAATATATATAAGTGGTGCACTACCAAATGTATATATTCAAGGTCAAAATGATATAATTGCGAATTACGGTCAAAATAATTATTTCAGAGTACAACCATCTATTGGTGGTGGCGGTGGTGGTGGTACAGTAATGACAGGTTCATTAACAGTATCTGGTTCATTAACAACATTACGTTCAACAAACGTAAACGTAACAGGTTCAGTTAATATATCAACAGTAATGTCATTAGCACCACAAGCAACATTACCAGCAGGAACTATTGGAACATTAGCGGTAAGTGGTTCTAACTTATTCTTTTATAACGGTGCTTGGACACAAATAATATAATATGGATTTAAGTAAGATAGAACCAATAATTGAGGAAATTGTAAAAAGTAGTCTTGAAGCCAGAGTTTACCAATATGGTAAGAATGGAAGCTTGACAAATAGAGTTGCAACAGGTAATTTAAAAAACAGTATTAAAGCTGTTACAACTGTTGACAAAGGTGGTATTACAATTATTCAATTACAAGCTTTCGGACAACCATTAAATAACACATATGCGTATTGGTTAATTAATGATAGAAAACCTGGTAAGTGGGCGAACATCGGTGCTATTGAAAATTGGATTAGAAATAAAAGGAGTTTTAGAATAAAAGACTTTAAGACTGGAAGGTTTATAGAAAAGTCTGATAAAAATATAAAAAGAGTTGCATATGTAATTGCAAGGTCAATAGGAAAATTTGGATTTAAAAATAAACCAGAAAATTTTATTGAAGTATCAATTGATATGTTAATGAAAAACGATAAAATAATTCAAATATTGGGAGACCAAGTTTTTGAAGATTTATTAAATGTAATCGAGGGAATATGAGTTATACATTTGGATACCAAAGACTATATAGTAATAACCTAAATAGTAACACACAATTAAGAAGAAGTACAGATATGGTCTACCAAAGAGGTGGAACATATGAAGTTGTATTAACAGGGGACACCTATGTACAAACTATGAGGTTAGATGTTGATTTGTACTCAGATAATGAGAAAGTTGGTCGTATGTCAGTAATCCCTTATAATATATCTCAGAGTGGATTAACATACACATACAGATTTAATATTAGACCATATGATTACTTATCCAACTATGTGAAAGCACAACACTACACATACTATTGGTTAAACGATTGGTATAGTACAACAGAACAAATCAACTGGAATAATCCGTATCCAAATAGTATTAACATAAATGTAAAATATGGTTACAGATATATTCTTGGAAATACAACCGTAACAGAATATGATGTTGAACCAACCAATCCATATTTCCATTATACAAACTTGGTTGCTTGTCAAAACGATACCTCATTTGTACCATCAGGATTTACAAATACAGGTAACGAATTTAATTATGTGGGTGGTCAATTCCAATTTGATGACCATTTCATTTTACCCAACTTTGACCAAGAGGTTGGAACAGTTGTTGGTACAGGAATGACAATTAATACGGTGGATTTATATCGTAGATTGTCACCGATGGCACAATTCTTAATGGATTATCCAACAGTACCAGAACAATCTGAAACAAGTAGATTTTTAACTGAAGCACCGAGGATTCAATATGTACAATCTGAAGATAATTACGTATTATATTATCTAAACGGACAATCAGGGGATAGACAAGTGATAGAAGCAGACTACGCA